GGCCTCCTGAACCGCAAGGAACAGGGCGCTGCGACCAGGTACGACGCCGAAGCCCAGGGCACCGTGACGCGCTACACGCACGTCGCTTACTCCCTCGGTTACATCGTCACCTTCGAAGAACTTCGCGACAACATGTACAAGCAGGTTTCTGAGCGTCGTGCCCAGGCCCTTGCCTTCTCCGGCCGTCAGACGCTGGAGAACATTTGCGCGAACATCTACAACCGTGCGTTCAACGCAACGTACACCTTCGGCGACGGCAAGGAGCTCATCGCGACGGACCACCCGACCATCTCTGGTGACCAGTCGAATGAACTCACCGGGTCTTCGGACCTGACCGAAGCGGCCATCGAAGACATGGGCATCCAGATCATGGATACCGTGAACGCGCGTGGACAGAAGGTCTCGATCATGCCTCGCTGCCTGATCGTCCCGACCGCCCTGTTCTACGAGGCCAACCGCATTGTGCAGTCCGTTCTCCAGAACGACACTGCCAACAACGCGATCAATGTCATCAAGGCGACGAACATGTTCCCGGAAGGGATCAAGGTGAACCACTACCTGTCTTCGACGACAGCCTGGTTCGTCCGTACGAACGCCCCGCGTGGCATGACCTTCTTCTGGCGCGATCAGCCGATGTTCGACAAGGACAACGACTTCGACACGAAGAACGCGAAGGCCGCGATGTACATGCGCTTCTCCGCTGGTTGCACGGACTTCCGTTCGATCTTCGGTTGCCAGGGCGTCTAACGCCGCCAGGGCAGTGAATGAGACTGTGAGCGGCGGGAATGGTCCCGCCGCCACTTTCACGAAAGGTGAAACAAAATGCTCTCGAATTACCCCAAAGGTTTCCCGAACGGTGTCGCCCTCCGCGGTGTTCCCGTCGCTCTTCCGCATCCAGGCAAGGTCTTCTGGGTCAGCTCCACTGTTGGCCTTAATGGCAACAAGGGTACCTACGAAAACCCGCTCCAGACCATCGACTTCGCTGTCGGCAAGTGCCGCGCCAACAAGGGTGACATCATCTTTGTGATGCCTGGCCACGTTGAGACGGTCATCGCAGCAGCTGGCCTCGACCTTGATGTCGCTGGCATCACGCTCGTCGGCCTCGGCAACGGCAACCTCCGCCCGCAGATCAACTTCACGACGGCGGTCGGCGCCGACATGGACGTCGATGCGGCAAACATCACGATGGTGAACTTCCGCTTCACTGGCGGCATCGACGCCCTCACGGGTCCGATTGACGTCAACGCTGCTGACTTCACGCTGATCGATTGCATCACCGAAGACGTCACTGGCCAGGCCACTGACTTCATCGTCACTGACGCAAACGCCAGCCGTCTCCGTATCTCCGGCTGGATTCACCGCGGCGCGGCGGCGGCTGGCGCAGACACAGCCATCACGTTGGTTGGCGGCGATGACACGATCATCGAAGACTTCAGCCTCTACGGCAACTTCGCTGTCGCTGCCATCGAGAACGTCACGACTGCAATGAACCGTGTCCGCATCGGCGGCGGCACGACACCGTCCTACATCTGGACGGAAAACGCTGCTGACGTCGCCATCACGATGGTTGCTTCGTCGACGGGTCACATTGGCCCGAACATCAACATCATGCTCCAGGACAACGCCGCGAATATCACGGAAGCTGTCGTTGGCGCTGCATGTCAGTTCTTCCAGCCGATCAACATCGCCAACCTTGCTGGCGAAGTTGCTATGCAGACGAACATCACGGCATCGACCGACGCCTAATGACGAATGGGGCCAGGCTCGTTGTGAGCCTGGCTCTCACCCACTCAGGAGGGCTTCAAGATGCCAGATACCGTTACGACCAGGATCATTGCGAACGGCGCGCGCAACCTGGTTATGCGCTTCACGAACTTTTCGGATGGTACTGGCGAGAGCGCAATCGCCAAAGTCGATGCTACAGACACGGCGTACGGCTACAAAGGTGTTGCTCCTGGCACCAACCTCAGGGTCAAGAAGGTTGTATGGTCTGTCGGGGGAGGCACTCTCCGCATCCTGTGGGACGCGACAGCGGACGAGGATGCGTTCGTTCTACACAGGGAGGGTGAGATATGTTGTAGCCCGCTCGTCAAGTGCCCGGCCATCGCCGGAGCGACAGGGATACTTCGGTTCACGACAGTATCCTTCGTGGCGGGCTCCGGATACGATGTGACGCTTCACATGATCAAGGGCGTGCCTCAGTCGTAGTAGGTACCTGGAGTATCAGGCAATGCCCAGAATAAGCGACCTACCTCTTACTTCATCGGTTGATGAAGCGACCTCCTTCATCGCAGTCGCGGTAGGCGGGACCACGTACAAGATCAGCTTGCAGAATGCCATCCTCACCGCGGATGGCATCTCGTTCTTCGACTCCGACAACTCTCACCTGATCACCCTGAAGGGTGGATCGAACCTGTCTGCCAACCGGGACTTCACGATCTCGACTGGTGACGCGAACCGCACGCTGGACATATCGGCTGGCAACACCACGATCTCGGCCTTTGCCATCACCTTCCTGGATGATGCCAACGCATCTGCCGTCAGGACCACGCTGGGCCTTGGTACGATGGCCACAGAGACGGCATCGAACTACCTCACGACTGCGGCAGCGGCATCAGGGTATCAGCCCCTGGACGGCGATCTGACGGCCCTGGCGGCCCTGTCTGGCACCAACACCATCTACTACCGATCCGCGGCGAACACCTGGTCGGCCGTTGCCATCGGCGCCAACCTGACCTTCTCTGGCGGCAGCCTGTCCGCCGCTGGCGGGATTACCGACGGCGACTACGGCGACATTGTCGTTTCGGGGTCCGGCACAGCCCTCAACATCGACAGTGCAGTGGCAACAGCCTTCGGCCGCTCTCTGATGGATGACGCGGACGCGACCGCAGGGCGAGCAACGCTCGGCCTCGGAACCGCGGCAACGCAGAACACAGGCACGAGCGGCGCGACGATACCGTTTCTGAATGGCTCCAACACATGGGGCTCGCAGCAGATCATCGAGTGGACGGCATCGCCGTTTGGGAATGGTTTGGTAGTTCAAGCGACGGAAGACAGCGCTGGCTCAGGCCCCGGAGTGCTTGTCCGGCGCATAAGCGCATCCCCCGCCGCCCTCGACCAGATAGGCTTTTTCCAGTTTCAAGGCCGTGACAGCGCCGCGAATAACCAGATTTATGCGTCCTTAAGTGCTGAAATCGTCGACCCGACGAGCGGCTCTGAAGATGGCGGATTTTCCTTTAATACTGTTCAGGCTGGAGCTGTAACTGCCTCGATGGGCGTGCGCCTTGGGGCCTTCGTCGGCTCGCCAACGGGTGGTGACCAAGGCGTCGGCACCCTGAACGCTGTTACGCTGCATGAAAACGGTACCTCTCTGGCATCGAAGTATGGCCAGCTCGCAGTCGCGAACACTTGGACAGCTGTCCAAACGGTCACGGTCTCCGCATCATTCGCGACCGCTCTCCAGCTTGAGTCAACAAACGCTGACAACATCGCTGGTCCTATACTGAATCTTTACAGGAACAGCGCGTCCCCGGCCGCAGCAGACGTCGGCGGTATGATCCAGTGGAGGGGTAATAACGCAACCCCAACCAACACGATCATGGGGCAATTCATTTGCTACTGGAGGGATGTAACACCAGCCGCCGAGTTCGCATCCATCGCGTACAACGTGCGATTGAGCGGCGTTAACACTGCCGCGATGGAAATCTCGAACGGCGTGATCATCGGCAGCCCAACGGGCTTCTGGCAGGGCACAGGAACCCTGAACGCTGTTACGCTGTACGAGAATGGGAGCGCACTCACTGCGAAGTACGGTCAACTTGCTGTTGGCAACACCTGGACGGCATCACAGTCAATATCCGGCAGCAGCTCGTTCTTCACGGCGCTGACAGCCCAGTCAACGAACGCGGACGCAAACGCGGGTCCGTACATCATCCTCCTTCGTACTGGTGGCACTCCAGCCGCAAGCGATCTCATGGGAACGCTGTTGTTCCAGGGGCAGGATAGCGCCCTGGCAACAAGGAACCATGCAGCCATCACCGCGGTGCTCACTGATCCAACAGCTGGCAGTGATGATGTCAACCTCAGGTTTGCCACAATCATCGCTGGCGCATCTGCCACGAGAGCCTACGTCGGTGATGGGTTTGTTGTCGGCGCACCATCGGGTGGCGATCTTGGTGGTGGAACTATTAACGCAGGGACGCTTCACGAAGGCGGAACAGCGCTCTCGGCCAAGTATGGCCAGCTTACTGCATCGAACACCTGGACCAACACGAACAGCTGTTCGAGTACGTGGACCTTCACGACGGCGGGCTCCTTTGGTATCCCAGGTCAGTTCATCTCTACGAACGCAGATGCGAATGCTGGTCCGTACCTGTACCTGTACAGGAACAGTGCCTCTGCCGCGGTGAGCGATCTTGGGCCAACTGTCTCGTTGAGAATGAACGACAGTGCGGGAACCGCGGTAAACACGGCTGAGTTCTACGCGACGTTGACAGCTGTCACGCCAGGCGCTGTAAGCGCGAGCCTCGTCTTCACGACAAGCCAGGCTGGTTCAACGTCCCCAAGGCTGACGCTTGCAGCTGGCGCTGTGATCGGTAGCGCCACGGGTGGTGACCAGGGTGCGGGCACACTCAACGCCAACACGCTTTACGAGGCTGGAACTAGCCTTGCTGCAAAGTACCAGCCGCTCGACGGCGACCTGACATCTCTCGCAGCTGCATCCGGAACAAACACGATCTACTACAGGTCGGCTGCCAACACCTGGAGCCCTGTGACCATCGGGGTAAACCTCACGTTCTCAGCTGGCACACTGGCAGCCACTGGTGGCGCGACCCTGGGTGACGGTGACTACGGGGACATTGTGGTGTCCAGCTCCGGCACCGTGCTCTCTATCGACACAGCTGTGGCCACGACGTTCGGTCGGTCCCTCATGGACGATGCGGATGCGGCGGCAGGCAGAACTACGCTGGGACTGGGCACGGCCGCCACACAGAACACGGGAACGAGTGGTGCAACAATCCCACTCCTAAACGCTAACAACACCTGGTCCGGCGCTCAGACAATCACACAGAGCGGGTCGTTTGGCACCCCGCTCACTCTGATTGGAACAAACGATGATGGCAACGAAAGCCCAAATCTCACTCTTCGCAGGAACTCTGCAACACCAGCAAATGGTGACAGAGCTGGATCAATCGTCTTCCAGGCGAACGACTCAACACCAACCAACCAGACCTACGCTGAAATCACCCTTTACGCTCAAACCGTAACCGCTGGGTTGATGGACGCTATCATCACGTTCAAGTCCAGGGTCGCTGGTGTGTACGGTGACAGGTTCTATCTGAAGGGTGGTCTGTACTCGTCTGGTGCCTCCGGTGGTGACCAGGGCGTCAACACGATCAATGCTACGACCCTGTACGAGGCTGGCACCTCTCTCCAAGCAAAGTACGCTCGCCTGGCTGCCGCCAACACTTTCACGGCCACGCTCAACGACACAAACGCCAGCGGTTGGCAACTCACAACCGGAGCAGCCTCCGCCACTGTTCCAACCATCGTCCCGAATAGAGCAAGCGCTACAACTGGCATCGGAGCCCAGGCGTCCGGAAACATGTCGCTCATCGTAGGTGGCGCGGAGATTGGTCGCGTCAGCTCTACCGGGCTCTCACTCAACGGTGCATCTGACACTTTGCTGACCATCGACCGGGCGTCTGGTACAGAAAGAGCCATTGGATTTATGACATCTGGCGCTCTCAGATGGAGATTTCTGGCTTCATCAACAGCCGAGTCCGGATCAGATTCAGGCTCTGATCTTACCCTTCAGAAGTACAGCGATGCCGCAGTTCCATCCGCAGCAATATTTATCTCCAGAGCGACAGGACAGGTCTTTTTCTACAACCACGTCTCAGACCAGACTGCTACCGGGTATCAGCTGAGGACTGGCACACCATCGTCCACGGCACCGTCCCTGGTGCCAAATAGAGGTTCGACGAGCACTGGCTTCGGCGCCAACGCCGCTGGCGACATCTCCATGATCCTGGCTGGCGTCGAAAAGATGCGCCTGGAAAACACAACATCTACCAACTGGTCGTACCAGAGGTTTGCTGTTTTATACGCTGCGGCCCAGTTTCAGATCATCGCTTCGTCCGGCGATGGCAACGGCTACTTCGGTGCGGCGGCTGGCAGCGCAGCTTCGATCAGATTCTCCACCGGAACAGCTGTCGGCTCCCTCTCTGAGAGGTGGCTCATCGGCCGAGACACGGCAGCTGAGTCTGGTTCTGACGCTGGCTCTCTCCTTGCGATCTACTACTACACGGACGCCGGAGCGTTTAAGGGGACACTGCTGACAGCATCCCGTGTCGACGGCTCCATAAACTTCCGCGGCGGCCTGTTCTCAAACGGCGTCACTGGTGGCAACCAGGGTGCTGGAACGGCGAACTTCACCACCCTGTACGAAGCTGGCACGAGCCTGGCGTCGAAGTACCAGCCCTTGGATTCAGACCTCACGACCATCGCTGGCCTGGTCGACCCGAACGCAGACCGAATCCTGTTCTGGGATGACAGCGCTGGTGCGTACGCCTACCTGACGCTCGGCACCAACCTGTCGATCACTGGCACGACGATTAACGCTTCGGGCAGTGGCGGCGGCGGGACCTATGGCACGGCCACTATCAACTTTGGTAGCGCCCCTGGGACCAACATGGTAACCACGACCATTACTGGCCAGGCTGGCATCCTGTCGGGAAGCTACGTCTCGGCGTGGTTGATGGCTGACACGACAGCATCGCATAATGAGATCGAGCACATGATCATCCCGATTCGTCTGACGTGCGGGAACATCGTGGCTGGTGTAGGATTTGACATAGTTGCCTTCACAGACCTCCGTCTGACGGGCACATTCACATGTAGATGGGAGGGTAATTTCTAATGGCTGGTATCAGAATCGAAGGCAACACCAGCGGCAACGTCGCCGAGGTGGATGCCGCAAATCAACTGAAGGTCAACCTCAACACCAACGAATTGACCGCAGGCTTTGCGGCGATCATCTCTGAGGTTGACGCCGGAACGGCTACTGGCTCCCGCCTGGTCAAGTCTTGCGAGGTCAGTCACGATTATCGACTTCGCGTTGGCACGGACACGCTTCTGTTCAACGACCAGTTCCCCGGCGCGGCCATCAATACGACCATATGGAACCAGGCATCAGCGACAGCCACCATTACCGTTGCTGGCGGCCTGCTGAGCCTCAACGCTGGCGCTAGCACGGCCTCCGGTGCCGTCGCGCGCGTGCAGACATACCAGCATTTCCCGACCATCGGCACGTTCCCCCTCGCCGTACAGATGATCGCGCAGTTTCCGTTTACGCCGCAGGCGAACAACGTCACGGAGTGGGGCGTCGGCATTGCCACGGGTACGTCTGCACCGACGGATGGCGTGTTCTTCCGCCTGAACGCATCTGGCGAGTTCCGTGGGGTGATCAACTTCAACGGCACGGAAACGCAGACGGCCACGATTGACTTCAGCACCTATGTCGGTGTGAACACAGCGCGCAAGTTCGTCATCATCCTGCACGAGGAAGAGGCCGAATTTTGGATCGACGATGTTCTCATTGCTGAGCTTGCCGCTCCGGTAGCGCAGGCCGCCCTGACTTCAGCAAGCAATCTCCCGCTTCTCTTGCGTACCTACAACAGCGCAGTCACCGCTGCTGCGCAGCAACTCAGGCTTGGCCAGATCAACGTCACGGTCATGGACGCGCACGCCACCAAGGACTGGAAAGACCAGCTTGCTGGCATGGGTCGCCACGCCTCTCAGGGCCAGACGGGCCAGACAATTGGCCAGACAGTGAACTACGCCAACAGCACCAACCCGACAGCAGCCGTCCCGACGAACACGACGGCGGCACTCGGCTCAGGTCTTGGTGGACAGTTCTGGGAAACGGACACGCTCGCCGCCAACACGGACGGCATCATCAGTTCGTATCAGAACCCGCCTGGCACATCGACGGCGCCGGGCAAGAACCTTTACATCACGCGCGTGTTTGTTCACTCTTATGTCCAGACGGTTCTCGTCAGTGGCCCCTACGTGGCGCAGCTCGCCCTCGCCTATGGGCATACGGCAGTGTCACTGGCAACAACTGAAGGTGGTGGCCTAAAGGCCCCGCGGCGCATCCCTATCGGCCTCCAGGCTGTCACTGCCGCGCAAGCTGTAAGCACCCTCGTTGGCACCCCAATCGACATCGACCTTGCGGTTCCGATTGTCGTTTACCCTGGCGAGTTCATCCAGGTAATCCGGAAGAAGGTGGGTACAGCGCCATCGTCAGGCGTCATTGCCCACATCATCGCGTTCGGCGGGTACTGGGAGTAGGGCTGGCCTTGCGGTCTGGGAGGCTGTATCTCATTGCAGCACAGCCTGGACCTGAACGATCCAGGTCACCCGCTTAGTCACAAAAGAGGTTGAAATGCAGTGTCTGATTATCCCAGTTGAAAAGGCCCAGGAGATGGTTGCAGTCCTCTCCCAGGCAAACATTCCGTATACGGTGTCCCGCCCGGTGATGAAGATCATCGAGGAAGGGAAGATCGCAAACCTGACTGAGGTTGCCGCTGAGCAGGCCCAGTCGAACGAAGGAGGCTCCAATGGGTCTTAAGCTCTCGAAGAAGTCCGACATCGGTGTCGACGGCGACTACTGGCGCATCATCTCCATCGAGACGCACTACGGTGGTCCGAACCAGGTGTGGCCATCCAAGACAGCGCAGCCGATCACCTATGTGAACGTCGCTCAGTACGTCTCGAAGGCCGCTCGCGATAACAAGTCGATGAGCATGAAGGTCGAGCGCTTCGTCCTTGATGGCCAGTCAAACGGCCTGCCACCGGAGGACCCTGGCTATTACAAGGCGCCGAACTACCTGCCGGAGCCGACCAGGGCAGCTGCATACGCTGCCATCAAGACTCTCCCCTTCTTCCAGTCAGCAGAAGACGAAGTTTAAGCCATGTCGAAGATGTCCGAGTTTCCAGTCATAACCGACCCCGCTGGGTTCTTCGTCCCGCTGTTCACTCCTGAAAGCGGCGGCCTGAACAGGCGAGGTCTGATTCAGAAACTCGGACTTCCATTCGTCATCGCGCAAAGTGGAGTTGCGGTCACAAAGACGGGCTCGACAGCAGAGTCCATCTTAGCGGTTGCGGCCATCCCTGGTGGTTCCATGGGGCCGAATGGCAGCATCCGAATAAGGCATGTGTGGGCAAACAACAGCGATGCCGACAACAAGACCAGGCGCATCCGCTTCGGCTCAGCCGCTGATCTCACTGGCACCCAGTACTCATCGGTAGCTGTCACGACAAACGTGAGCCACTACAACACTCATGAGATTGTAAATCGAAATTCGCAGGCGTCTCAGGTTGGAATCGTCCCAATTAGCGCAACAGGTGGGCCTGGAGGCTTTAACATCGCGGTGGTCACATCATCCGTGAACACAGCTCTTGATTCGTACGTTGTGTTCTCTGGAGAGCTTGCAAGTGGCGCCGACTCCATCACCCTTGATTACTACAGCGTAGAGGTTCTGTATCGGCCATGACCTACAAGCCCGGTTCATTCTATCGCATCTGTGATCGCACCGGGTTTAAGGTCCGCGCCGAGGACACGCGCGAAGAGTGGAACGGCGCCATCGTCTCAAAGGGAGTTTACGAGACCAGGCACCCGCAGGACATGGTCCGCGGTCGCACAGACAAGCAATCCGTCCCGAACCCCAGGCCGCGTGGCAATGACGAGTTCATTCGCATCCCATACGTTCTGTACGCTGAGAATTGGACCCCGCTCCAGGACGAGCAGGGGTCGGTCCTCCTAATCGAATTTTGAGGTGACACATGACCAGCTCTGGGGTGGTGACACGAAACCCGTCACTTAGCAGCATCATCAACGACTCGTACAAGCGGGCGAACATCATCCGCGATGATGAGGTGCCAAGCGGCAATGCCTACCTGACGGCCTTCGAGCTGCTCAACGACATCGTCAAGGCATGGCAGTCACACAACATCAGGGTGTGGACCCTCGAAGAGGGCATTCTATTCCTTCAACCTGGCCAGTACCGATACAGGCTAGGCCTGACGTCGACAGACGAGTTCACGGACGCCTGGGACTACCTTTCGACCACGACATCTGTGTCAGCGGCGGCCGGGGCGACAGCGGTTACGGTTGGGTCTGTCACGCCTCTTGCCATCTCAGACCGGGTCGGAGTCCAGCTGGATGATGGAACGGTGCAGTGGACCACGGTCTCATCCATCTCGACCCTGACGATCAACCTGGGAGCTGCGCTTACGAACTCTGTCTCATCCGGCAACAAGGTGTTTGCGTACACCTCCAAGCTCATCCGCCCGCTGAAGATCGACCGCGCCTCCACTATCTCATTTGACAGCTCTGCAAGCGAGATACCAGTCGATGTAATTTCGCGGAACGAGTACATGGACCTCCCGAACAAGACCACGACCGGGGAGCCATCATCGATCCACTATGGCCCGAAGATACCGCTCAGCGAGCTCTTCATCTGGCCAGCTCCAGTAAGCGCGAACACTGGCATCAGGTTCACGTACCAGCGACCGATCTTCGACTTCGTGGCCAACTCCGACACCGCGGACTTCCCGGATGAGTGGCAGATGGCTCTCAAGTCGAGCCTCTCTTACCACTTGGCTGTCCGCAACCAAATGCCTCTCGCCAGGGTGGGTGAGCTCAAGGAGATCGCTGCTGGCGCCGCAGCTCTCGTGTCCTCCTGGGATAGGGAATCTGAGTCCGTGGTCATGACGCCGGACATGGGAGAGTAACCATGCCTCAGCTACCCTTTGCCGTCGAAACGTACATGAGCCGCTCGAACCCGGTCTCATCCCAGCGCGTCGTGAATATGTACGCTGAGATGCAGCCGGAGGAGGTGAACGCCAAGTCGCAGCTCGTCCTGTTCGGCTGCCCTGGTGTTGTTGAGTTTGCCAATGTTGGTCCAGGCCCGATCCGCGGGTTCCACTACCTCCGCGATGTCCTGTACGTCATCTCAGGGGCGGGGTTCTACTCTGTCACTTCCGATGGCACAGAGACCTTTATCGGCTCTGGCTTGCAGAACGGCTCAGGCCCAGTGTCAATGGATGACAACGGCGTCGAGATCATGGTTGTCGATGGGGTCAATGGCTTTATCTATGACACAGACGCTCTTACCTGGTCGCAGATCGCAGACGTCGACTTCTACTCTGCCAATCGCGTTCAGAACGTCGACTCGTACTTTGTGTGCGACCGCAAGAACACGAACCAGTTCTTTGCCTCCACGTCGCTCGACGGCATGGACTGGCCAGCCCTGTTCTTTGCATCAGCTGACTCCCAGTCAGACTACACCCTATCCCCGATCAACCACTTGCAGCAGCTGCTGATCGCAGGAGAGCGGAGCATTGAAGTTTGGTACCTGTCTGGCGGCAACAACTTCCCTTGGACCAGGCACCAGGGCGTTGCCATCCAGATCGGTGTTGCCACACCGTTTGCCTGGTGGAAGCTTCGTGAGTCACTGTACTTCCTTGGCAGCGACCGTGTGTTCTACCGGATGACCGGGACGCAGCCGCAGCGCGTCTCGAAGCACGCCAACGAGCAGATATGGCAAGGCTACGGGGACATCTCCGATGCCCACACCTTCGGCCTCACCTGGGAGGGTCATGACTTCATCGTCCTTACGTTCCCGACAGCCGAGAAGACATGGGTGTTTGATGCCACGACTACGCTCTGGCACGAGCGCGAGTCCTGGGATGCGGATGGGAACTCGCTCGGTCGCTGGTCGGCGAACTGCTACATCAACGCTTACAACAAGCACTTCATCGGCGACATCAACTCCGGCAAGATCGGTGAGCTCTCATCATCCGTGTACACCGAGTTCGGAAACACGATACGCGGTCTGGCCCAGGGCGCACCGATCCACAAGGACGGGCACCGGGTGTTCATGCCGAGGTTTGAGCTCGATGTGGAGTCGGGCATCGGCCTCACCAGCGGCCAGGGTTCAGACCCACAGCTCATCTTGTCCATCAGCGATGATGGTGGCCGCACCTTCAATCAGACCGACTGGCGCTCCATGGGAATGATCGGGGAGTACGGAAGGAAGCTGAGCTGGACGGGCATGGGTTCATTCTACCAGCGGACCTTCAAGCTGGAGATCACGGACCCAGTTCGCCGGACAATCATCACCAACTACATCGACGTCGAGTCAGAACCATGAGCCGCGCACAACCACCAATCCAAAAAGCCCTCTTTGTCGACGCTGACGGCCGCCTGACGCAGGCTTCGTTCCAGATGCTGGCGAACCTGGTCATCAACACCCAGGGTGAAAACGACGGTGTTGGGGTGATCAAGCTCGGCCCTGTTAACATCCACTATGGAACAGGGGT